TGGATGTAAACTGCCTTTTGAGGTTTTTGAATTTTATCGAAAAGTTCATGGTAAAAATCTTTGTAGTATTGAGGTTCGAACTTTGCATTTGGATAATTCATGAACATGACAATATCATAATTGTCGTTTATATATTCGGCAGTTTCTTTTAATGTTTTTATTGGTTTATTTTTTTTGGGTGTACCAAAATAAAATAAATTATCTATTATATGGGAATCTGATCTTGTATATTTCCTCGTATATGAATATGTATGTGTAATGGCTCCAGATTTTTTAGACCACAAATCTAGTTCTGATGTCGTTCTGGAAACTCCACAGCCGTCCAATCCTTGGCCATAAATAGTCGCAATCTTAAGTCCTTTGTAATTATTCATAAATTTTATATTTTGATATATCAATATTATTTATAGTTTTAGTTTTAATAAATACCCAACCTAATTTTTTTAATTTTTTACTGTACCTATTAGTTTTGTATTCATCACAAAATTTTTGTACATTTCCATGACATAAAAAATATTCATTTACAGGAGTAGTAATAAGAAAATAATAAGCATTTCCATTTTTACTTCCAGAAGATGCAATTGATAATTTTTGTTTGGTAGCATTAGATGTTTTATAATTTCTATTTAATTGTGCCGTCTTCTGCTTAGCTTTTATTTCTTCACTTACATACATCCCTTTAATCCATCCTTCAGATAAATATTTATTTAATAATTTTGAATCTACACATTTATTTACCGTTTCTTTGAAAACCCACACCTTCCCATACATTCCATTTTTTTCACCATTTAAGGATCCTCTTTCTTTTATAGTTTGTCCGGCTTTTCTATATGCTTCTGAATAATCCCCATTTTTTAAACGTACTTTTTGTTTTTTGCTTATTTGTTCTTTTGTTTTTTCTGTATGTTTTTTACCGTAAAAAGGATTCTTTTCTCCTGTTTGGGCTAATCGTTCTTTTTCTTTCCATTTTTTATATCTTTTATTTGCTTCTTCCTCTCCATATTTCATTTCCCATACTTCATAATTAGATATTCCAAAACTATTGAATCCTTTTCTTTCATTTGGTATAAATCTATTATAGCCATTTGGAAATAATGTATCATATTCTAAAATATAAAAAGTCTCACCATTTAATAAATCGTCATAATTTTTATAATCAGCTCTTATTATTTCTTTCTTAAAGTTTTCAATACCATATTCTAGAATATCTTTTGATAAATATTCACTCGACCCCCAATAATTATCATTATTTGGATTGTCTCCATAGCAAACTTTACTTCCAACATATTGTTTTTTAGTTTCTAAATTAGTTATGAGATAAACGTAATAAAACTTAGGTATTCTTTTCTTCTTCATTCTCTTGAATAATTTTATTATCTGGAAATTGATACAAAAAAGTCTTTGGAGACAATTTCCTATACAAGATAGTTCCATTTCGTCTCCAATTATTAAGAGTTTGTTTGGATATTCCAGACATCTCTATTATTTCTTTATATGTGTACCAATTTTCTTCCATTATAATCTATATATTCAAAAATAATTTACCATTTTTACCATTTTTATATTATATGATATATTTTAAGAAAGGTTTTATATGAAATTGTTCATTTTATTATGTTATAACGTCTGATTTTTTAGTACTAAAATAATTTGGTGTAAGTGGTTTATTAAATGTCATCATACTTACCCATATTTTTCCTGTAAATAGAACTCTTACTCTTTCCAAAAAAGTAAGATATTCACAAAATACTACAATACCGTTATTATTTTTATCTTTAAATGCAGGTAGCGGTAAATATTCTGGTTGATCTTCGGCAAAAACTACATTTTGCTCTTTGAATTTAATTGATTTCATATGTTTATAATGCTTTTTCAAACGTCATTTTTTTAATAGCTAGCGATCCATTTTCATGTGTTATATTAATTAATATGCCTTTATCAAAAGCATATTTTTCTAGCTCGAATGTTGAAAGTTCGGAGTGATGAAAATAATATTGTGCCAAGTCTGATTTATTTATCATAGATGATTGGTGAGCATTTCGAGCTAATGTATCTATAATTTCTTTATAATTATTTTTTGTTAGTTTCATATGTTCATATGTTTATTTTCCTATTTCAAGATATATTTCTCCATTTTCTTCAGTCATGGATATAAATGTCCCTCTAAACCCATAACCATTATAATTAATTGTAATAGATTTTGGCTCTTTTATATAATGTGGTATGCCTGCTATTGCGTTACATGTATTTCTTTTGTGTTTTCCCATTGTTTTATTTCGTTATCTAACCACTCTCGTAGTATTTTTCTTCTGTGTTTTATTTCAAAATTTTGTTTTTCTGGAAAGTCTATTATTAATGTTAAGTATTCTTCAAAATAATCGTCAATTTTTTCATTAAATTGATAAGCCATATTAAAATATCTTTATCTTTTTTAGTAATACATTTTCTCTTCCTGATCCAGGATCTTTAGTACTATATGCCCATGTGGCTCCATGATTTAATTGAACACATGTATCTCCTTTTTTGGCTAATTTATTTTTGTAAAAAACTAAATTACCCTTTATAAATTTTACTTTCATAATATTCTTTTAATATCCACATCCTATTTTATCTTCAACTAATTCATTAACCCATTTACTTTTTGATTTAGATTTGCATAATACATCTTTTATAAAATTTTTTGCAAGCTCAATAGTTTTAAAATAAGTTGTAACTTTATAACAATCGCCATAACCATATTCAGTATGTTTTATTGATCTCCAATAAGTTATTCCTAAAAAAGATTTCTTTTTCTTAATATAATATTGTGACTTACTCGCTACGCCATAATCATCATAGTAAGTTTGCTTAAATATTCTGTATTGTTTGTTCATTAAAATAATTTTTTGTTCTTTTTTAATCCTTCTTCTACTTTTTGTTTTGCCATTTCAAAGAATCTTTCACGTTCATCTATATAATTTTCTATGGTGAAATAATCTAATAGTTTTTGGGCATTTACTTTTTTCTCTTTTTTAGAAAGTTTGGTCATTAACATTGCTTCGTATAATTCTGCTCTCCAATTTTTATTAGCTTTCTTATCTATTGAAACAAACGAGGCTCCGACCTTCTTAAGATATTCTTCAGTTGCATGTCTTTCTCCATGTCTAAGAATTACACAAGGCATGCCATAGACACCCATTTCGAATGCAGTATATCCGAACCCTTCAACTGTACATGAAATTACAATGTTATTACCATGTTTGGCATCTTCTCTAAGTTCTTCATCTGAAAAGGCTTCACATATTTCGTAATTATCATATTTTTCTTCAGCATCTTTTATTTTCTTATATGCTTCTAAACCTGTGTCCCATACAGGATCTTGAACTCCATATAATTTAACTATATGATTATTATACTTATGGAGTTGTAGTAAATCAAGTACTCCTTTCTTTTTCTGATATCTTCCAATGTTAACTGAAAATCCTGCATTATCCACAATATCAAGTTTTGCATTATTATCATAATAAACAAAATAATCAAAGACATCATCAAATAATTGATAAGTATGAACATCTGGAATTTCTTCCATAAATCCATAATATTCTCTCATGTCCTTTTCTCTATCAATCATTACTTGAGATATAGAATCTCTTGTAAATTCTGATATGGTTGTGATTACTGAATTATATTTCTTAAGTTTGATAATCATTCCAATGATTCCAGCAGTTCCAAACAAATCATTATTTGAAACACCGTCATAAAATACAAATACTTTTGGAACATCAATAAATTTCTTAGCAATTTCTACAAGATATTGAGATTTAGATTCAACATTAACCACAAGTATATCTGGATTTAGAGCTGCAATAGTTTCTAAATAAAGAGGAATATCTTTCTTTAATTTATGGTGAGCTAAAGAAGTTTTCTTTTTATTCTTTAGGCACCAATCCTTTGCGCCATGTTTTCCAAGTATTACAGATTTAAACTTGTAATCATAAGTGGCTTTACCATAATATGCATAATAAACATCATGCCTTTCTGATAATGCAATTACATCATTCCAAACTGCTTTAACTAAACCACCTCTTACTGGTTGTGTAAAGTCAACAGTTTGTATCATTGTATCTAAAACTACTACTTTCATTTTTATCCGTGTTTAGAAGGGTGTTCTTTAAATTTATCTTTTCTCCATTGAATCCACCCGTATATGTTAAATACCGAAAACAATGACCATAAAATTATAGATGGTACATCACCTTCAATACCTGAATATGTTATCCACATTACATTACTAACTAACCATATAGGCCAACAACCCATATGCTTTTTTGCATTTAATATAATTCCTATTAAAGAAACAAATGCTGCTAAATATCCCAAAAGCGCTAAACTCATTTATTCTTTTTTATTTCTTGTGCATAAATCTTTTCTCTTAATTGTGTAGATCCATAATTATGTCTTCTTTTATTATATATGATTTCTGTCCCTTTGATATCCCAACCGGTATGTTTCTTGCCCTCATATTCTTCTCCAACAAATCTAACGTCAGGTCTAAGAATTTTAATCATATTTTCTAAATCTTCTTCAGTATCAAATGGAATTACCATATCAACGCCTTCAATTCCTTGAAGTTGAAGATATCGTTCGAACATTGATTGAATAGGTTTATTTTTGAGATCAGGTCTTGAAATTGTTGGATCTGATAATAAACCAACAATTAAAAGGTCGCAATCAATTTTACATTCTTGTAACATTGCTACATGTCCTGCATGTAACATGTCAAAAGTTGATGCAGTAAACCCAACGGTAAATCCTTCTTTCTTTACTAGTGCTATTTCTGTGAATATATTCATTACATATATCTTTTAGGCAAGCTGTGCTGTTCTCCACAAGCTACACATAATCCTGCAATTTTTCTCATTACTTCAAGTTTCTGAGATGGATCGCCAAAATGACTGGCAGCATGGATTAAATCATTTGTGTAACCTTGAATATAGACAGCAAATTCATCTATAGTTCTTTCGCCTTTTCCTGGTTCGTTTGATGAGGCAGTATCTCCCCACTTTGCATCTTGATAGTCTCTTTCGCTATCGATCATTTCATAAACTTCTGTTCTTTTCATATTTTTGTGTTTTGAGGATTGCCTCTAAGATCTTTTATTTCTGTTATTTTACAATCTTCTATTTTTATTTCGTATAATATTTGTTTATCATCCAAGGGTGAAATCACACAATGTTCAATCGATTTTGTATAAAAGTATACAACTTCTTCATAAGGTCGCGTAGTGTTTGGCTTAAATGATATATTTTTCGATCTAATATTATGAAAAATAAATCCCCAAATAATAGTGCCTTTTGAAATTCTAAATCGTACTCTTCCCCATCTCGATTTTTTAGGTGTAAGTTTAAGCCCACTAACCCATGTATTGCCTGGCCTCATTATTTTTTATATTTTATGACTTCGTTTAATAATAGTTTCGTTTTTTCACGAATATCTTTTTTAACTACTGGGTCTACAATATATTTCACAACTCTAATCCATTGTGTGACTTCTAATAAACGAAGAACATATTCATCTTCTCCACGCTTAACCCACGTATTCAAGAAAACTTCATATTCAAACATACGATTATATTTTCTATATGAATGGAGCATTTTAGAAATATCAAGCAAATATGAAGACCATTGATCTTCGTTATATATTGGATCAATAAAATACAAACCCTTATCTGTTTGGATTACATTTTCTAAGGAAAGATCTCCATGCATAAAAGAACCAACCAATCCAAGTTGATCACTATTTAGTTCCATTAATAAAGGAATGATATCCTGAAAATCATTATTTGCTTTCACATGTGAAGCCATTCTTTCTATATACCTTTTAAATGGTTCATGAGTTTTATACATTGAGAATTTTTCAATTGCATCATTAACATCATCCATTTTAAAGAATGCTCCGTTATCCTCCAAATATTCAAGAGATAGTGTCTCTCCTATCATAGAGTGCACTATCGGCACATTAATTAAAGGTGCTGCCATATTATACCACCTAGCCGCATCAAGTGAATCATGATGAGTTTTGAATATTCTATCACCTCTTTTTTCAACTTTTGCTCCGGACCATCCAGTTTTTATTTCTCTTATTTCAAGATCAACAAAATCATCTGGTAACATTGCCTTGTCATCTATATAATAAGATGCAAGATATTTTTCAAATTTAAGTTTGTGGTATTTTACAGAATGATTGGCTAACCATTCTTCTATGTTTTTTCTATATTTTTTATCAGCCTTAGCCCAATCTCCATTACATGATAGTTGTCCTCTAGCTGTTACAATCCAGACTTCCCAACCTTTATCATAAAGATTGTTCATTTTGTTTACCACATCCCAGTGAGGGATAGCTGTGTTCCAATCTCTTGTGGTTGTTGTTGCTATTGTATCATCAAAATCTACAATGATGCGCTTTTCATATGCCATGTTTAACTGCGTTTATTATTATATCAGTTTGGCAGACAAAAGTTTTGTTAAGGTTGTGTTAAAAAAAGGGAGTAGCGATACTCCCAATTAAGGTACTAAGGTAATATTTTTATTAACTTTCAAAATTAGTATCTAACCATTGATAAAATTCTGGTTTAGATTTAATTTGTTCTAATGATGTCTTCATTTCCATTCCATAATCTCCATCCAATGTAGCTTCTATATCATCTGCTATAGGAGAGGGTAATTCTCTCATTACAGAAGCAACAATTTTTGAAAATGGAGGATTACCAAAAGATTCTTTTAAGGATGCTTTAGTTTTCCAGCCTTTCTTTTTAGCTGCTAATTTTAATGCAATTTTCTTCGGTAGATCTTTATCTATTATTTTACCATCTTCATCAATAACATCAAATTTTCCTTCTTCTTTTTTAGATTCTCCTAAGAATGCATCTAATTGTGATTTCTTTTTAGCTGCGGACTCATCTTTTTCTCTTTGAGCATCCGCTGCTTTTTTAGCTTTCATTGAAGCTTTTTGATTATCAATAACTTGTTTTATAGTAGCTTTTAAATCATTAGCATAAAATTCTTGGAATGCTTTAACTACATCTGGATTTGTACATGCAAATGCAATATACTCATCATCATTTCCTGATGTATTGATTACCTTTATTGCTGCATGACCTTGAGGTTCTTTAACAACACCTACAATGTAATCAGATTCCCACATGTTATAGAACATTCCTTTTTGTTGAACTGATTCTTCGGCATCCTCTTGAGTTGACCAAAAGTCTCTATATTCTTGCCAAATATCTCCGGCATTCTTTTTAAATGAAGCAAAGTTATTGATGCATTTTTTTACAACTGCCATTCCTTGCTTTTGTAATTCATCTTTAAGTTTTTTCTTATCAGCTGGAGATAATTGATCTTCCTCAAATAAGCTATTAAAAAATTTCTTATCTTTAAATGCATATAAATTTTCTTGTACTTGTTTCATAATCTAAGTTAATTTTGGAGTTAACAACCGTTCTGGTTTATTTTATATATTCATCCCAATTTTCTCTTAAATATATAAAATAAATCAGATTAAAATAAAATGTCAAAATTATGAAATTTAATGAATATGTAGCTTTATCAGAAAAGCTTGAACAAGAAGGAACTTCAATAAATGAAGTTGTTTTTGAAACAACAGGTGAATACTTATTCGAAGCTAAACCTGATACAGATGCTTTAGATACAGGTGGTGATAAGCTTAAAAGATTAACTAGTCCAAGATTTGCAAAAGCTAGAAGAAAAATAACTAATAATGCAAAGAAATTTTTGGAAGTTGCATCTAAGAATTTAATAGATAAATATGTTCCACAACAAGTAAAGCAGCTTAGAAATTTAGCTAATAAAGCGGTTAGTATGAGAGCAGATGATAAAAATCCTAAAGAAATACTACTTGCTCTTGGGGGTGAACTTAAGAAAATGCAAAGTATTCATGATAAATCTAATCTACAATTAGAAGAAGCAGTTGATAAAATGGGTGTTAACTTTGAAAAGAGAGTAAAACAGATTATTGAAGGCAGTGAAAAACTTAATGATAAATCTAAACTTAAATTAGATATTTATTGGAATTTAGTATCTACACAAGTTAAGCAAAAATTATTTACAAAAATAATAGATGCAAGAAATAAAGGTCTTGAAGAAATTATACAAAATAACCCAGAACTTAAAGACTTATTAGGAATCGTTTCTAAACTCCCAAATACAGAAGCTCAGGTTCAGAAAATGAAAAAGGATGCTGAAGATGAGAAAAAGAAATATCTTTCAACTAAAGAAGATGGAGATGAAGAAACTAAAGAGTTTAAAGTCGGTGAAAAATATCAATATACATCAAAATCAGGAAATACTACTGAAATAGAAATTACAAAAGTAGATGACGATGGATCTATATTAGGAAAAAATAAAGCTAATCCTAAAGGGTTTAAAATCAATAAAGATTCAGTTGGAAAGAAAGTTGGGGATGCTCCTAAAGCTGAGGTAGATGGTGAAGAAAAACCAGCTGAAGAAACTAAATAACAAATTAATAGATAATTATGATCAACGATTCATTCGAAAGATTAAATGAATATAATAGTAATGCTTCCAATTATTTAGTCCCAGAAAGACTATTTGAAAAGGATGATGATGGAATTTTTGGATCTTTAATAGATAGAGGATTATCATTTGTCCCAAGAGCTATGCGATTTAATAAAGCTAAAAAAGCAATGAAAAAATCTTTGAAGGGGTTTACTTCAAAAGCTAAATCATTAGTTACTAAATTTTCTGCAGGATTTAAAGCTAAAGTAGATACTATAGATAAAGAGTATAAGAAATTAATAAAAGAGAAAGTTAAACCTTTGTTGGATGAAGAAAGAAATATAGAAGCGGTGGAGCTATTAGAAAATCAGAAAAAAGAATTAGAAGAATACAAAAAAGAACAAATGGGAATTCTTGATAAAGGAATCGATGATATTCTTGCAGCTTATACTAAATCAATAGATCATAGAATTGATAACCCTGGGTTTGTTCTTAATGTTGAATTATCTGAAAAAGGTAAGGGAGAATTAAAAGCTAAATGGGAAGAACTTGCAGCTATTCAAAAAATAGAAATTGATAAAGAAAAAACAAAGCTTATTAATTCACCTGGTTGGAGAAGATTAGGAGAAATGGTGGCAGAGATGAATGGATTAATTAAGCAGAAAAAAGGTGCGAATGCTGATGTTACTATCTTTGTACAGGATAATATTAAGATTAAAGAAGGTTTATATTCTGTTAAAGTTCATATTAGAATACAAGGTGGAAGACCAACAGTTGAAGAAAAAGGTATATTAATTGGACAAAATCCCGAAAAATTAAACTATGAAGGTGGTGTAAGAACTGTTAAAGTAACCGGTACATATCAATACAATGCAACACCATTTAGTTTAGAAGTTCAAGCTAAAGAAACTGATTACGTAAGACCTTATATAATATTTAAAGATACTAATGAACCATATTATGGAGATGTTGGATCTTTTGAACAGGCAAAGGATAAAAATCAAACAGGCAAACATCAAGGAGATGATACAATTAAAGGAGGAAAACCTGGCGGATCATTAAGTAGTGAAGATCCTATAATAAAAAAAGAAGATAAATAATGTCAACAGCTAGTTCAGAACAAAATTATAAGATTGCTAAATCTTTATATGCAGATATTTCTGATGATTTCTATGAAATAGAAAACAGTAAAGAAGCTGATGATCAGTATTTAATTGATCAAACTCTTGACGATATCAAAAAAATGATGCGTCATATTAATAGAGTAAATATAGAAGATTTAGAAGAAAATTATGATACTCGAGTTCTTGAAATTTTACAAAATAATTTAGATACATTTAAAGAAGCTGGATATTTTATTGAAAGAGCTTTAATGAGTATGAAATTATTTGATAAAGTTCATCCAGTTCTAAATGATTATATAAAAGAAGTTGATTGGAAACCTATTGCCGATACTCAAGATGAGGCAGTTATGAATTTTGGAAGGTTTTTAACTAATGAAAGTAATTACGAATATTATAAATCTATTATAGGAAATATTATAAAGGGTACAATGAATAAGAAGGCTTTTGCTAAATTATTTGATCAAGTTAGTCATAGAATTTCAAAACCTAGAGTTAAGCAAGATAAACCTTTACAAAATGAGCGACCTCCTGAAATGTGGTCAGATGAAGATCAAGAAAGATGGAAAAAAATGAAAGATGAAAGAAAAAAAGAAGCCGAAGAAGAAAGAAAAGATGATGAATTTCAAACTGTTGATTTTGATGAAAGCTTTATTACTTTAAAAGATTATAAAAAAATATATAGTTAATATGCCTTACAAGATAAAAAAATTAGATGAAGATTTTTATAATCCTTATGATGAAGAGGAAAAAATAGAAGCGAGGAAGAAGAAGAAACCTGTTGCTATTGCTGATCAAGGAGGATTATTAAAACCTAGAAGAGAAATTTTCAATATTAATAGAGTGGTTTATTCAAAACGACCCAATGGAGAATTTACAGTGTTATCTAAAACTCAATTTGCAAAAGGAGAAATTATAGAAATATGTCCAATTATTTTTGTTGGATATGAAGCTAAGGCAATTGATAGAATTAAAGATTTTATTTTTGAAATAGAAAAAACTGGTAAAAATGGTGGTATGTATGGATTAGTTCTAGGATATGGATCTCTTTACAAACATTCAGAAGAAGCTAATGTAGAATATGCGTATAATCGAGCAAATAGACAAATGTATTTTAAAGCAGCTAGACCTATTCAAGCTCATGAGGAATTAACAATTAATTACGGAAAAGATTACTGGGATGAAAGAGCAAGTTTTAATACTATGGCTCCCAAAAATGAAACTCCTGGAGTTGAAACTCCTGATTTAGAAGAAAATGTTGGACAATCTCAAGCTCCGAGTACAGAACCAATTGTGGGTATGGGCGGAATGCAAGGAAATCCTGCAGTAGATGGAGTAGCTTTTAAAGGTGGTCAAAGTTAAAAATTATATAAAATGATAGATATAACAAAATTTAAGAGTATTAGACTAAGTCTGATGCAAACAAAAAGTGAAATTAATGAATCAAATAACAAAGCTGAATATCTTGTAATGGGTAGTGCAAATTTTGATATTACTCCTAAATTTTATCAAAGTTTAATGAGTGAAGAAAAAGATGAACTAACTGCTGGATTATTACAAGCGATGTATGAAGAATTACAAGAAAAAGTAAATGAAGATGTTGATACTGTCGGCATTTGGTTAGATTACGATGGAAAGATTCTTGAGAACGCTATAAAAATGGAAACATTAGTCGATATGCAAAAATTAGGTGCTGAAGATGTAATTCCAATATTTGAGTTGTACAAGATGACTTTAGCGCCTTTTGCGACAAAGGTGAAATAGATTGGGTCTGTAGTTTAACATGAACAAAACACAATTGGAGTTGGTGGTTAAAGTCCCCCAGACCCGATCTTAATTAGAATAAATAAAATAAAAATTAATAATATGAGAAAAATCGTACCTGAAAGTTTAAATGAATATTTAAACGAAGCAAAAGTTAAGTCTAAGAGAAAAACCAAAGCCGGAGAAAAAATAACTTTGGATCAATCTACAGACGAAAAAGCTAAACAAGCTGTTAATGGATTAAAAAAAGAACTTGCTACTGCTAAAAAAGGTTTTACTATGAAAACTGCTAGTTCTCAAGATAAAGCTAAAGTTAAACGTATTGAAGACAAAATTGCCGCATGGGAAGCTAAAATGAAGAAATAATTCATGAAGGCTAAATTAGTCAAAGAAAGTCTTGACTCATTTTTAGTAGAAAAAGATGATCCTAATGCTAAAGTGAGAAATAGAGGAGACGTTGTATTATCTGCTGGTAGTAAATTTGTGAATGATCATGAAGATCATTTTCCTATTAATTCGGCAGATCAAGCTAGAAATGCCTGGGCTAGAGTAAATCAATATGATTCTTCACCAGGATGGTACGAAGGAGATTTAGAATCATTAAAAAATAAAGTTAAAGCTGCAGTAGAAAGAAAATACCCATCTATTAAAATTAATGAAGTGGATGGTGGGAATAAGAAATTGTTTCCATTTTAATAAAATAAGAAGGAAGAGAATATTCTCTACTTAAGAAGTAAAAAAAGTAGGTATTAATGTTCGATGAAGAAGTATTAAAAGTTGAAAATTTAGAAATTATTTCACCTAATGATCCGGATCTTTTAAGAATAGAAGAAATAATGGAAGAATTAAAAAAATTAGAAGAGGAAGACTAAAAATCTTCCTTTTTTATTGAAACTGTTTTATAGTTCAAGTATATAATATATAAATCGATTTAAAAACAGTTTGTACATGAGATACGTAGCACATGTTCCACTTATTGGTGGTTTTGCAATTGCCAATAAGAATGTAACAGGAACAGACCCGGTAGCAATTACCAGTTATTCGCCTTTTGCCGCGAATGATAAACTTTATTTAAGATACTTACAAAAAAAGAATATTGTAGTTCCTTACTTTGAAATAGATAAAATTGAAGAAGAAGGAAAACTTCATGATGTTCAACACCTCATAGGAAAATTAGATTTTGTTTCAGCGATTCCCCCATGCAATGGTCTTTCAATGTCTGGCAATCTAGCTAAAGGAGCAAGATCAACTTCTCCAGTTAATGATTGGATGTATAAATCAGCAGATTTTGTAATGGGGACATTACGGCCTGAAGTTTATATGTTTGAAAACGCCCCAACTCTTTATACTAATATTGGCGAATATGTCAGAAATCAATTAATGGAAAAAGCAAGATATCATGGATATGCTGGCACCTTTTATAGAACTGATAGTTTACTTCATGGTCTCCCACAACGTAGACCTAGAACATATGTAGTGTTCGTGAAGGGCAAATATGCTCCAATAATGGAGTACTACCAAAAGGATAGCCCAAGTGTAGCAGAGTACCTCAAGAGTATCCCAGAAGGTGCTTCTATGCAAGACCAATATGCTACTAAGGAGCCATTCATAAATGACTTTGAAATTGTTAAATTTTCTAAAAAGAAATTTGGAGAGAATTGGAGACAAGCATATTTAGATACTAAGGAGCATTTAACGTCTTATGATTTTTTAAATAGAAACGGTTTAATAGAAGAATATAGAGATTATGTTTACAGTTTACCAGATGCTCATCCGAGTTCAAAGAAAGATATTGACCATGTTATCAAGAAGCTTAGTATGGGAAAGAATTTTAGGTTATCCCATAGAGTTTTATGTGTTGATGCTCATCACATTTATGCTGTTGTTGGAGAAATGATGGAGAGAAATATTCATCCTACTGAAGATAGGAGAATGAATATAAGAGAGTATATGCATATGATGGGGCTCCCCCACGATTTTGATTTAGAACCAAACGAATATGGTAAGCTACCTCAAAACTGTCCAGTAACTACAAATGAAGATATTACTAGAGAAGTAGTTGCTATTATAAAAGGAGAAAGAAGTTTTTCAAATCACAAGTTTGAAATGCAGAATAATATAAAGTACACAGGTGTTAAATCAAAACAATTATTCTAATGAGCGCAGCTAGTATTATAAATGAATTAGTGTATTACATTGAATATAATTCGATGGGATTAGAGGGAGTAGCACTCGAAATGCTTCGAGTAGCAGTAGATAAATTAGGGGTAGCACAGGTGGCACAAATAGACACTCCACAAATGCCGGTTGGATCTAAAACCGACGATTTTTATTTAAGAATGAGAAAAGAACAATTCGAAAAAGATTGGAAAGAAAAAGAAAAAGAAATTTTAAAAATGCTAAACTTAAACAAGTCTAAAAAAACCAGCTAACTTTTTGCACATATAAAACAAAAAACATGAAGCACATAATTATAGAAGGTGGTGACAGATTAGGAAAGGACACATTATTAAAAAATCTCTGTAAACACTTTGATTATAATAATTTAACTATTCGCCACTTTGATAAACCACCAAAGGGTATGTCTCCAAAAGAAACTTTAGACTTTCAATTTGAAGTATTCTACAAAGAAATGATATTTCGAGATTTTATAAACGAAAATATTGATGGAGATGACTGGGGCTATCACCCAAATATTCTTATTTGGAATAGAAGCCATTTAGGTGAATACGTCTACTCCCAAATGTTTAGAGGCATTACAAAGCGGGATGTTAAAGCAAAGTTAGAAAAGTTCGAAAAGTCAACTTTGTCATCCAATATATACCTTATAACACTCACTGCGGCACCTAAATTTTTCTTAGATCAGGAAGATGGATTATCTTTTTCTCAAAACTTAGAACAAAAGTCTAAAGAACTTCGTTTATTTAAGGAGGCTCATAATTTAAGTTTAATTCCAAATAAAAGGTTAATACAAGTTAATATTGGAAAAGAATATAGAGGAAAAGAACATATATTTGAAGAAGTATTAAAATTTATAAATGAAAAATAAAAAATAATAATAGGACTAAGAGGTATGCATTAACTATCAGTTATTCCAGTAATAAACATAATATATAAAATAAAACATATGTTATGGGTAGAAAAAAATATATTATTGTTTATGAAGAAAGAATATGTAAAGAATGTGGATCTAAATTTAATGTAGATAAAAGAAATAGAAAACAATTTTGTACATCAACATGTGCTAAAAGAAATAACGGGAAAAATAATAAAGGTCGCACTCATTCTAAAGAAATAAACAAACAAAAGGGTTTGGCTGGGAAATTAAATGCATTTTATGGGAGAACACATTCAGAAGAATCCAAAAAGAAAATTAGTAATGCTAATACAGGAAGAAAATTTTCGAATGAAGTAAACAAATCTAAGGGGCGAATAGGAGAAGAAAATGCTTTTTATGGAAAAACACATTCGGAAGAATCAAGGGCTAAAATAAGTGAAAGCCACAGAGATTGTAAAGGAGAAAACAATCCAATGTATGGTCAAGGAGATAAAGTAAGAGGAGAGAAAAATGGATCTTGGAATGGAGGAATTAGTTTTGGAGATTATGGTCCAGAATTTAATGAAGAATTAAAAACATTAATTAGAAAAAGAGATCATTTCAAATGTGTTGTGTGTGGAAAAAATGGTTATGTTGTACATCATATTGATTATGATAAAAAAAATAATTTAGAGGAAAACTTGATAACATTGTGTATAAGTGATCATGCTAAAACGAATTTTAATAGAGAAAGTTGGATAGAATTTTTTAACAAATATAAATTAAATGAATATGGGAAAAATAACAGATGATAAACGGAGAAAGGCTCTCGTGACAGGAATTACAGGGCAGGATGGCTCGTATCTTGCAGAATTTTTATTAAACAAAGGATATGAAGTACATGGTATTATGAGAAGAAGTTCTTCTTTTAACACTCAAAGAATAGACCATATTTTTGAACATAAAAATTTAAAAATGCATTTTGGAGATATGACCG